GCATCACGTATCTCTTGGACAGAGGCGCAAGCATAATGTTGAACAAGATATTTCTTGAACAGGATGGGTTGGTTGTCGGTGGCAACCAACTTACCACTCAAGGTGGTAGTGTCAGCGTAGGTAACAATATCTACGTTGGTGCTAATACTGTTACCAGTAACTTGACGGTTACTGGTACGTTCAACTATCCAAAAGCTAATACTTCGTTGCCGGCTTTTAGTGCGTTTGGAAATGCTTTAGTGTCTGCACCTAACACCACCAACACACAAATCGCATACAATCAAGTTGAATTTGATACCAACAGTTGTTTTAACCCAACAAACCAATGGTTGTATGTCAACGGCATATACACACCACCTTGGTCTTTTGCTCCAAATATTCCTGGTTATTATCAAATTAATGCAACTATTTTTGGAACACAAAGTGGTACTTCTAACGCTTTTATACAGGCCGTTTTGTATAAACAAAACGCAAGTTACAAATATGCAATAACACCTTTTGGTGGTGCCGGTATAACAGTAACAGTAAGTACAGTTGTTTTTATGAATGGTATATCTGATTATTTGTCTGTTTATGGTTATCAAAACACTGGCGGTGCATTGAATATTGGTTCTAGTACAATCCAACAAAGCTTTAATGGATGCTTCTTAAGACCGGCATAATCTGGTATGCCCGAATAAATAGATAGAAGGGGATACAAGATGGCCACAATAACAACAAGAGAAGAATTCAAAACATATTGCCTACGTAGATTAGGATTCCCTACAATTCAAATCAACGTAGATGATGACCAAATTGAAGATCGTATTGACGATGCAATCCAGTACTGGCAAGATTATCACTTTGATGGTACTCAGAAGGTTTACTGGATTCATAACATCACACAAACTGATATTGACAACAAATACCTAGACGCTACACAGGCGGTGGATAGTTCCAACAACTCTTTGTATATTCTAGGTGTTTCTAGAATTTTTCCACTCTCAGACTCACAAGCCTCAGTCAATATGTTTGACTTGAGATATCAACTACGTCTGAACGAATTGTATGACTTTACATCCGCATCATACATTAACTACACACTAACACAACAACACTTACGTTCACTGGAACTTATGTTCACGGGTGAAGTTCCTATTCGTTTCAATCGTTTGCAACAAAGATTGTACATCGATTGGGCTTGGGGTATGGAAGTTCTTCCTGGTCAGGTTGCAATCTCTGAATGTTATGCAGCTATTAACCCAGACACATACAATTATGTTTGGAACGACCGTTGGTTGAAAGAATATACAACAGCTTTGATTAAGAGAACATGGGGTAATAACCTTAAAAAGTTCCAAGGTATTCAGTTACCTGGTGGTGTTGTTCTTGATGGTGCAACCATTTACAAAGAAGCCGCAGAAGAAATTGAACGTCTAGAAAAAGAAATGGAAATGAACTACGGTGCGCCGCTAGAATGGTTCATGAACTAAGATGGCAACTAATCATTATTTTAACCTGTATAACAATAAAGCCGAACAAAATCTTGTAGAAGATTTGATGGTCGAAGCTATTCAACAATATGGCTTCGATGGTTATTATTTGTATAATGATAACGACCAAGCACGTGATCTATTGTACGGTGATGATCCGTTGAAAAGATTTACATCAGCTTATGCAGTTGAATTGTATCTTTCCAATGCAACAGGTTTTGATGGTGAACAAGAATTTTTTTCTAAATTTGGTCTAGAGATTCGTAACTCGTTGTCAGTTATGTTGGCTAAGAGAACCTTTTCTCTACGCATACCGCAAAACCTGTTACAGCGTCCTCGTGAAGGTGATTTGATTTATATTCCTTTTACTGGTTCTTCTGGTAAAGGTGAACTGTACGAAATCAAATTTGTTCAAGGTAACAAAGACATGTTTATGTTGGGTAGAAAGAACCCATACTTCTACGAATTGCACCTAGAACTATTCAAATATTCACAAGAATTTGTGGATACAGGTGTGGAAAGTATCGACAACGTGGCACAATCATCTTATAACATCGTATTGCAATTGGATCCAAACAGAGCCAATGGCGATTTTGTCAATCGTGAAGTTGTATATCAAAGTGCAGATGCAACATATGCAAATGCCACATCAACTGGCATCGTTACAATCTGGGATTACCCTTCTTCTTCATTGACAATCACAAATGTTGTAGGACAATTTACATCAGGTAACGTATATGGCCAGACAAGTGGTGCTTCTTGGAGTTTGTTATCATTTGATCCAACAAATATCGCAGACAACTATATGCCATACGATAACAAGTATATCGAAGATTCTGCAAACAATGTTGTTGACATTTCAGAAATTAATCCATTTGGAAACATAGGTAACATATAATGTCAATGACTCCAGATTACACCTCAACCAACCAGTTTACAAGTTCAATCAGAGCTATAACTCTTGGCTTTGGTAATTTGTTTAACAGAATTCAAATCACTCGTTACAACGATGATGGTACAGAGAACATGAGATTCTTGGTGCCTATTCAGTATGCAAACAAAGAAAAATATCTATCACGTTTGCAGGGTGATCCTAATCTAGACCGTAGTGTACAAAATACATTACCAGCTATGTCATTTGAAATGACTGGATTGGAATATGATGCGTCAAGAAAACAATTAACAAATCAAAGAAATTTTACTAACACCGGTTCAGGTGTTAAATCATATTACAATCCAGTTCCCTACAATTTTGATTTTCAACTTTACATTTACACAAGAAATGAAGAAGACGGTGTTCAGGTTATTGAACGTATTCTTCCGTTCTTTACACCAGACTACACAATCAAAGTGAATGTTCTTCCTGATGTAGGAATTGTAAGAGAAATTCCTATCGTATTGACAGGAACAAACTACGAAACTGGTTATGAAGGTGACTTCAAATCAGAAACAAGAACAATCATTTGGACTTTAAATTTTACCGTCAAAGGTTATTTGTTTGTGGCTCCTTCTGGTCCAGCAAACTTGATTACAACATCAATCACAAATATTATTCAAAACACATCACAGAACGATACAGTAGTGTTTAACATGACAACTCCTGGTACTGGAGTGTATCAAATTGGTGAATTGGTATATCAAGGATATTCTGTTGGTACGGCCGTTGCAACAGGCATAGTTCAAAGCTTTGCAAACGGCAGTTTGTATTTAACAAACTTAACAGGAAATTTTGTCACTGGCAGTCCAATTGTTGGAAATAACAGTGCGGCTAGTTATGAGTTTTCTTCATATAGTATATTGGGTCCAGTACCTACCACACTATCTACTGTTGGAGTTATTCCTAATCCAAATACTGCTGCTGCAAATAGTCTATATACATTTACCACTTTTATACAAGAAGGTAATGGTGCACCTGTGGTTGTCACAGGCAATTCAAACAACCAAATTGTATTTGCACCGGGTGGACCTCCACCGTTTATATTTAACGAATACGATTTAATTCAATGACAAAACAATTACAGTTTAGAAGATATGCAAACACGGCTCTAGCAAACCTAACAGGTTTGGAAGGTGAGCTGATGGTTGATTTAACAAACAAAACGTTAACTGTACATGATGGTATAACATCAGGTGGTTCACGTTTGGCTACAGAATCGTTTGTTCAAGGATTAACTTCGACAAGTTCATATGGTAATTCGAATGTAGCTGGATATCTTCCTGTGTATGGTGGCGTTATAAATGTAAGTACCATTCTTGTTGGTGGTAATACAACTGATACACCTAGAGTAACTTTTGCAAAAAATCAAGCAATAACAGGGGACGTTTACGATCCCAATCTTTCAAATGTTAGTCTTATCACAGTCAGCGCAAATTCTTTGAATGACATTAATGGTTTCGAAGCACAAGAAGGTCCTTACGCTCAAGTACAAATTTATACCGATGGTAATATTTACTTTTATACAGCTACAAGTGGTAGTGCGCCATACTGGACAATGAACAAATATGGTGAATTTGTTTTACCAAATTCTTCAAAAATAACAGACGTACCTGACGGCGCATACGCTAATGGTCTAATCATTACTGTTAATAGTAACCAAACAAAATTTGATACCGGTGGTAGAACACATTTTCCAAATGATTTAGTTATCAATTATGGTGGTATCACATTCCCTGATACAACATATCAATATTCCGCATTTACCGGTTATGCGACAGATAATACCGCAAGAACATTATCACAGTCTGCATATAATCAAGCCAATGCCGCTTTCACACAAGCAAACAACTCTGGATCAGGAATAGCCAATGCGGCCTTTATACAAGCCAATGCGGCTTTTGCACAAGCAAACATATCAGTTGGTGTAGATTCAACACAAAATACCAATATTCAACTTGCATGGAATACCGCTAATGCGGCTTTTGCACAAGCAAATACGGATGCATTGTTGAGTTATGCAAACATAATATTTACTCAAGCAAATGCGGCTTTTGTGGAAGCAAACATTGCAGCCACAATTATACCACAAAACGCACAATCAACAAACTATGTATTAGCAAATACGGATGCAGGTAAACACCTATATTATACCAATGGTTCTGTGGTAAACTTATATCTTCCTTGGACTTCTAATACCACTTTTGCAAATGGTACAACAATTACAATCATTTCACACACCTCATCAAACGTCTCAATAACACCAAATACTGGTGTGTCGATGTATCTTGCAGGCAATACAACAAGTGCATCACGAAATGTTACAACATATGGTATGGCAACATTGATTATGACAGCTGCAAATACCTGGTACATCAACGGAACTGGAGTTGTCTAATGTTGTCTGCAATGATGGTGATGAATAATAATTTGATTTCTTTAAGTACAAGTACATTAGTTACAGGAAACGTAGTATATTTACTTGATATGGCAAATTATGTATCAGGCAATACTTGGCCAGATACAAGCGGTAACGCAAGAAACTTTACATTCTATACAGGTAATGGCACAACTGTTCCATG